GCCGAATTTTCATGAACTATAGTGTTTGACTCGGTTCACCAGTTAAACCTAATATGACAGCATTAATAACTTTTAGTCAGGATCGCCACCAAATGCAATTAGATGATAAAGAATTGTTGAAAAAGTATAAATGCCCTATAAAGAAAAATCCCGAATTTACAGTATATTGGCGCAGATTGTTACCAAGTGTTGCGAATCGAGATAACTTTGCAGAGTATCATCTTAAGAATTTAGAAATCTTATGTACTCTCTATTTAGAGTATGACCGTATGACGCAGATAATTCAAGAGGACGGATTTAGCTATTTCTCTAGTGGGCGCTATGGCGAGCAACGCAAGACGGTGCCCGAGGTAACAGAAAGGGCTAAGGTACTTGCAGAAATAAGACAATATTCGCGTTTACTTGGTATCCTTTTAAATAAGGACGTTAACTTAACGGATCCACAAGACGATAACGAATGGATTAAATGATTAAGATTGATAGCGCCAAATATCCTTTTTCTTTTATTGGTCATGAATATGCTCAAAGTGTTGTCAATGACGAGTTACCAGTGGCCACCTCGGTTTATCACGCTTGCGAGAGATATTTTGACGATCTTAGGTCAGAGAGAAATGGAGGGTGGCGTTTTTATTTAGACCTTGAAAGATCAGAAAGATTTTTAAGACTGACACAAAGATTTAAGCACGTTAAAGGGGAATGGGCGACGCCTCACATTAAATTTGAGCCTTGGCAATGCTTCATTTTCCTTAATGTTTACGGTTGGGTTAATAAGGGCACGGGCCACCGTAGATTTAGAACGGCACACGTCGAAATACCAAGAGGAAATGGTAAGTCGGCAATGGCCTCGCAAGTCGGGCTTTATCACTTGGCGCTAGAGAAACCAAAAGGAAATGAGATATATAGCGCCGCGACGGGTAGGGATCAAGCGCGTATTGTCTTGGATAGTGCAAGGGCAATGGCAAACGCAAACAAGAGTTTTTTAAACGGAACGGGCACGAGAGTTTTAGCGAATAAGATTATACACGATAAAAGTAATTCATTTTTTAAGGCACTTAGTGCCGATTCAAACACGCTTGACGGCTTACAGCCAGCTTGCGCACTTATCGACGAGTTACATGCTCACAGAAATAGAAAAGTTTTTGACGTCATAGATTCGGCCATGAGTAAGCGGCCCGATTCACTTTTGTTTGTGATAACGACGGCAGGCTTTGACACAAGCGGTATAGGTTATGCACAAAGTGCATACGCCAAGAGGATAGCAAGCGGGGAGGTTTCAGACGAAACATTTTTTAGTTTTGTCTCGACACCCGACGAGGACGACGAGCCCTTTGATCCTAAAGTATGGGCCAAGGTAAATCCTAATTGGGGGGTTTCGGTAGATCCTGAAAACTTTGAAGCAAAAGCCATAAAAGCAAAAAACTCGCCCGACTCACTTGCTAACTTTTTAGTAAAGCATTTAAACAAATGGCTCAATGCTCTTAATCCTTATTTTGACATGGATAAGTGGGACGCTTGCGAGAATAAGGATTTAGACATAAATGATTTTTTAGGCGAAAAGTGTTTTTCGGGCGTGGATCTTGCCAACACGGTCGACTTAACAGGGTTTAGTTATATATTTAAAGACGACGACGGTATTTACAATATATTTTGCGACTCTTTCATACCGGAACAAAAAGTAATTGAGGGAGTAAATGACTCTTATGCCGGTTGGGTTGAGGACAAGTGGCTTACAGCAACGGCGGGCGAGGTTGTAAACATGGAATATTTGGGAGAGTATTTTTTTAGTAAAATTAAAATGTTTAAAGCGCTCGGGGTTCCTTTTGATCCATGGTCGGCAAGGGAGTTTAGTCAAAGATTAGGTGGTAAGGGCGTCGAAATGGTCGAGTTCAGAATGACAGTGGCCAATTTGAGCGAGCCCATGAAAAAGCTATTAGAGTTAATGTTGCAGGGCAAGATTAGGCACAATGGTAATCCTGTTTTAAGGTGGTGCTTAAGTAATGTGGTAGCAAAGCGCGACGCAAACGATAATGTCTTTCCTAGAAAGGATAATGATAAGCTTAAAATTGACTTGGCCGTGGCCGTTATTATGGCCATAGCTATGTGGATTGAGGAAGAGGAAAAGCGTAGTCCTTACGAAACAAGAGGACTAATTGTAATTTAATGCCAAATTTGTAAAAATTTTAATACAATTAGATTGAGGTAAAAAATGACACTAATAAAAACACAAGACAAAAAGGCTTTTTCTATTGAGTGCAAAACGGCTACTCGTGCCGAGATTGCTATTTATAGCTCAATTGGCGACTCAATGTGGGACGACTCGGTAAGTGCTAAAAGTTTTAATCAGGAGTTAACGGGGCTACCAAGTTCGGTTAATCAGATTGACGTAAGACTTAACAGCGGCGGCGGCGACGTTTTTGACGGAATGACTATTTATAACAGGCTAAAGCAACATAAAGCTAAGGTTACTGTTTATATAGACGGCCTTGCAGCATCAATTGCAAGCGTAATTGCCTTGGCGGGCGATGAAATTGTAATGGGCGAGGGTGCCTTAATGATGATTCATAAGCCTTGGACAATGGCGCAGGGTGACTCTAAAGACTTAGAGGAAACGATTGATCGTTTAAATGACGTCGAAGAACAAATATTAGGAATTTATGAGCGCAACACAAACCTAAGTCGGCCAGAGTTAAGAAAAATGATTGCAGAGACAACGTGGTTTGATGCAGATCAAGCAATTGACATGGGCTTTGCTCAGAGAAAAATGGCAAGCGACGAGAGTGTTGACATGGCAGCATCATTAAATAATGCTTTTTGGATAAAAGACAAACCACAATTGGCAAGCGGTCAAGAAATGGTCAATAATAAGATTAACGAATTTAGAAATAACGTAAAAGATTTTTTAGCTCGTTAAACGCGTAGCGAATCTTTGATAATTTTTTTGGATACATAAAAGGAGAATACAATGAATCCAGTACAAATGAGAGAAAGGATTGCTCAGATTGTTGCAGAGCTAGAGGTTTTGGACATGGGTAATCTTTCAAACGAACAAATTGAGGCAGTAAATGGTCTACATGGTGAGTTTGAAGAATTAAAAGCAAAGGTTGAAACGGCAGAAAAAGTTGAGGCGATCAAGGCAAGTGTTGAAACAAGCACTCGCAAAGTTTCCCCGACAATTTCAAGCAAAGTGCCAGCCGGTCAAGTTGTAGTTAGTAAGCCAAATAATCATGCTACAGGTGGTTTTAAATCATCGGGCGAATTTTATATGACAGTTAGAAAGGCCGCAGGGGGATCAAATCAGGTAGATCCTAGACTACGTGCTGAGCATGTTGAAGCTAGTGGCGAGGACGGTGGTTTTTTAATTCCAGAGGATTTTCGCGCAGAAATTAAAGAGAAAGTTCAGGGTGACGAGTCACTCCTAAGCAGAACTGACCTTTATACGACTTCATCAAATAGACTTGTTTTGCCAACAAACGAAACTGCGCCATGGGACAACTCGGCCGGCGTAGTGGCTTATTGGGAGGGCGAGGCTCGTCAACTTAGAGAGTCAAAAGAACAATTTGGAAACGCCGAGCTTAAGCTTCATAAGCTAACAGCTTATGTTAAAGCTACAGACGAGTTACTAGAGGACGCGCCTGCGCTTGGTGCCTTTGTTAGAAAGAAAGCACCACAAGCAATTATTGCAAAATTAAACAATGCAATCATTGGCGGCGACGGTGTTGGCAAGCCTCAAGGTTGGTTAAATTCTAGCTTTACTATTTCAGTACCAAAGGAAGCGGGACAAGTGGCCGACACTATTGTTTACAAAAACCTTGTAAAAATGGAAGCTCGTTTTATGGGACGTCAACCAGTTTGGATTGCACACCCAAATGTAAAAGAGCAATTGCGTCAGTTGAAAGATGATAACGGAAACTTTATCTATCTTAATGGTGCGCAATTTGGAAACGCTGCAAGTTCACAATTTGACAGCCTAATGGGGTATCCAATTATGTACATGATGGGAGGCGTTAAGTCGTTAGGCGATCGTGGAGATTTATCTCTAGTAGATCTTAACTACTATATGTCAGCTATCAAAACTACAGGGATCGAAGAGGCCGTATCA